ACCAGTCTCAAAGAAAGATGAGGAATAACCAATGGCTGTATTTCTAAATAACAAGGTCGGCGTAAAGGTTAATTCCGTTGACCTTTCAGACCATGTGACCGCCGTCACATTAAACCGTTCATTTGATGAACTTGAGGTCACCGCAATGGGTGATACAGGTCACAAATTCGTAAAAGGACTCGAGGCTTCTTCAGTCACGATTTCCTTCCTAAATGACACCGCTTCAGCAAATGTTCTAGCAACCCTTCAGGCTGCATGGGGCACTTCCGTAACCTGCGTTTTATTACAGGAAAAAGGAACTGCTGTAAGCGCAACCAACCCTCTTTATACATTTACTGCGTTAGTGAACAACACAACCGACATTAACGGCGGTGTTGGCGATCTAGGCACTCAGGATGTAACATGGACTATCAACGGTGCAGTTGCCGTTGCCACAACAGGTACTTTCTAAGGGGTAATAAATGATTAAACTCAGAGTGACTAAGGCTTCAGGGGAAGTGTCAGATTACGACATAACCCCTGCACTTGAGTATGCGTTCGAGCAAAATTTTAAATCGGGATTTCATAAGAGATTCAGAGATGAAGAAAAACAGTCGGATGTCTATTGGCTTTCATGGGAAGCCGAAAGACGCGCTGGAATAACCGTTGTTCCATTTGGGGAAAAGTATCTTGAAACTCTAGCAAAAGTAGAGATTATGGATGCCGATTCCCCAAATGGGTAACGCGGTATGACTTTACTTATTTAGTTGCTTCTTTAGCAGTTGAAACTGGCATACCGCACTCAGAGTATTTAAAAATGGATAGATCATTGTTTTTAGCAACAATCGCCTATCTAAAAGACAGAGCAAAAAAGGTGGAAAATGCCAGTAGAGGTAAAAGGTCTCGTTGAGACAAAGAGAGCCTTAAAGCAACTTGCACCTGATCTGTTAAAAGAAATGAATAAGGAAATTAGGATTGCATTAAAAGTCGTTATTGATGATGCAAGAAAGTCAGTTACGCCAAATGTTATTGGCTTATACAACTGGCAAGATAAAGGCAATGTTGTTGTTTCAAGGCGTAAGGCACAAACTAAAGGCGCACCTAATTTAGATGCGTTTCCAAAATATAATCCTTTAGTAATTCGTAAAGGTTTAACTTATAGCCTAGGTTCTTCTCGTCGTAATAGCGCAGGTTTTGTAAGCATGTATAGATTGTTAAACAAGTCTCGGGCTGGTTCTATTATTGAAACAGCAGGTCGCAAGAACTTTAACGGAGACCCAAAAAGTCAGAGCAATAACCGTAATGCTGGGGCACACTTTAACCGATCTATTCAAGGCACATATGGTGGATTTAAAGCGATTGGTAAAAGAGATGTTGATAAAGGTCGTTTACTTTATGCAGCCTATTTTAGAGATCAAGGTAAAGTTATGGATGCAGTATTTAAAGCAATAAGTAAAGCCGAAAAAAGTTTAAAGGCTAGATTGGATTTGGCAGCATGACTATTGAAATTCCAATTATATCGACCTACAAAGACAAAGGTGCAAAGGCTGCTGAAACTAGTTTAAGTAAACTTACAGGAACTGCAAAAAGACTTGGCTTGGCTTTAGGTTTAGCATTATCCGTTAATAGAATTGTTGCATTTGGTAAAGCCTCTGTCGCTGAATTTGCAGCCTCAGAAAAGGCGGCAGCATCATTACAAAACACCTTAAGAAATACAGGAAACCTTTTAGCATTTCCTGATGCTCAGGCTGGTCTTAAAAACTTAGCAATGTTAAGCGGTGTGGCTGACGATTCTTTAATTCCATTATTTAGTCAGTTGTACTTAGCCACAGGTAATGTCAATCAAGCAATGACTGATTTAAATACTGCTATTGATGTTTCAAGAGGCAGTTCAAATGAATTAGGTTCAGTAGTTGATGCTTTAACTAAAGGTTATGCTGGAAATACTAAAGGACTTGCTGGTTTAAATGTTGGTTTAAGTAGAGCATATCTAGCCTCTGCTGATATGACTAAAATTACAAAAGAATTAAACAATACATTTGGTGGGGCTTCAGCCGCGTTCTTAGAGACTTATGCTGGCAAGGTTGCGTTAATAAATAACCAATGGAGTGAAAGTAAAGAGATTGTCGGTCAAGGCTTAGTGATGGCTTTTGAAACCGCAACCGGTAATCGCGGTGCTATGGGTATGACTAACGCAATGGAAAATCTAGGTTTTGCCATTTCTGCAACTGCAATCAAGGTTGGACAGTTAATTAAGTTAATGGGAACTGATATTCCTTTAGTTAGTGATGTTTTAAAAAGAGTGGTTGATGGTTGGTCTTATATTCTCGGAGTTGAAGATACTCGCGTTGAGATTCAAAATGAATTACTTAAAACAAACACTCGCCTCAACTATGAAGCAATGTTGGCTGCCGAGGCTCAGGCTAAAAGAAACAAAGAGTATTTAGCATTTTTGGCAAGACAAAGGAAACTTACTGAGGCTGCAGCGGCAGCAGCAAAAAAGAGAGCAGCAGAAGAGAAGAAACTTGCTGCTGAAAGAAAATTGTTAGAACAGGCTGGAAGTTTATTTGATATAGAACAAATTCAAATTTATGCAGCCTTACAGAACAAAGTTACCGATCAAGAAAAATTAAGATTGTCTTTACAAATGGCTTTATTGCAAGAAAATGCAACTGAAGCACAAAGATTGGCAACTGAGTTATTTAAATCTCAATTACAGACCACTAACCTTGCGGATGCTATTGCTAAACTTCCTCGAGCACTTTATCCATTTAGTGGATGGTCTGAAGATATTGATTTGTTATTGAAGCAAATTGAATTATTAAAGAAGTTGTTGGCAAGCATGGCTTTGCCAAGCACGACTTCCGCAGCAGGTGTTATTGGTGCAATGGGTGGCTATGATGCTGCTGGCCGTTATGTAGGTACACCATTTGGACAGGCTGGGTCTAATGTCAGCACCTATATTGGTTCTCAAGGTGGTTATGATATGAGTCTTAATTATGTAGGTACACCATTTGGACAGGCACAACCATCATCAACAACTAACATTTATGTCAACGGTGCTACACAACAATTACTTAATGAGTTACGTACTGGATTGATTGACTCATCCGCGTCAGGTTCATTTTCGACCATAAATCCTTTCAGATAACATGGCACTTCCTGTATTAGACGTCAGCCTAAATTTTGGGTCAGGGGCAACATTTGGAAACCCCTTTACCCTTGATGACCCTGTTAATGGAGTTTTAGGTACAGGCTTTTTGTCAGATTCCTCAACACCTAATTTAGTTATAAATCTAACAGACATTACTCGCCAAATTCAAATTAGTCGTGGTAGAAGTATAAGCCGAGATACTTACGAGGCTGGAACTTGCACCGTAAGAATTTACGATCAAACAGGTAGATTCAATCCTCAAAACCCATCATCTGATCTTTACGGTTATTTGACACCATTAAGAAAACTTAGAATATCTGCAAGTTACTTGGGAGTCACTTATTATTTATTTAGCGGTTATACCACCGATTATGTTTATACATACGATCAAGCGGAGAACATTTCTTATGTGGATATTAACGCGACTGATGCTTTTAGATTATTTAACATGTCTACAATCACAACAGTTACAGGTCAAGCCGCTGGACAGGATACCGGAACTAGAATTGGCAAGATATTAGACACCGTAGATTTTCCTTTAACAATGAGGTCAATCGATACTGGTAATTCTTTGACTCAGGCTGACCCTGCAACAAGCCGAACAACTTTATCGGCTATTAAAAATGTGGAAACCTCAGAGCAAGGGGCGTTTTTCATTAACCCTGAAGGTAACGCAGTATTTAAAAACAGATCAAATACAATTTCTTCAGCAAGCGGCACACCGATAGCCTTTAATCAAACTACTGGTATTCCTTATAAGAGCCTAGTTTTTGCTTTTGACGACAAACTTATTGTCAATAAATCAACTGTTACTCGAATTGGTGGCACACCTCAAACCTATATTGATGCTGCTTCTCTTGCCGAGTATTTTCCCCATGTTGTTAATTTTAGCGAGTTGGTTGTTCAAACAGATACTGACGCTGCTAACATAGCCGCAATCTATGTGGCAACTCGGGCAGATACTACTATTAGAATTGACAGCATGATTGTTGACCTTTATGACACAGACGTTCCAACGGATACCATGCTTGACCTTGATTACTTTGACAATGTAGTCATAACCAATGTTCAACCTGACGGCTCGACTATTGTCAAAAACTTACAAATTCAAGGCGTCAACTGGCAGATTACACCGAACTCATGGACAGGAAACTTCACTACCCTTGAGCCTATAACTGATGGCTTTATAATCGGAAATAGCACTTATGGCGTTATTGGTGAAGATATTTTGTCCTATTAAGATATAATTAGACCCTAGGGAGAATACACAATGGCAGCAGGTTTAGGATTTAAGACATTTAACACCGGTGATGTGTTAAGTGCAGCGGATGTTAACGGTTATTTGATGCAAAATATATGGGTATTTGCAAATGCAACTGCTAGAGATGCAGCGGTTACTTCGCCTCAAGAAGGTAACTTTGCTTTTACAAAAGATAATAATTCATTATGGTATTACGACGGCGCAGCATGGGTAGCGTCAGGTGCAACTGGAGACATTGAAGGTGTAACTGCTGGAACTGGAATTAGTGGTGGCGGTACTTCAGGAACTGTCACAATTACTAACTCAATGGCAACCGCTATTGATGCTAAAGGTGATTTAGTTGCTGGTACTGGTGCAGATGCTTTTGCAAGATTAGCAGTCGGAACAAATGGACAAGTCTTGACTGCTGATAGCGCAGAAACAACTGGCTTGAAA